AATACCCAACCTTTAGACTTTCTTTTTTAGGTTTGTAAAACATACCTTTTGTTGGTAACTTAACCACGTCGTGTGGTAAATTAAAATCCATTTGTCCATAACTTTCAGCTTGATTCATAGTTTTTTATTTTAAATATACTTGAATACTAATTTTTTGTAAACAAAAAACCCACCTTTATGGGGTGGGTTAATGTAATTATGAAAAATTTATTAGTAAACTAATATACAACGGTCAGGTCTTAATGTTGCGTCTATGGTCATAATATCATCTTTATCGTATCCAACATCACCAAATTTAACATCAGTTAAGAAACAACCTTGTAATATCCATTTTTCTACCGCTACCCCTGTTGGGTCTAACATTTCTAAATCAACATCTTTTTTGTATCCCGCAGCATAACCCATACGTCCTGTTACTGACTCTGCATGTAAACGAACCCATTCCATTAATGCTTGAGCCGCAGATGGACCAATAGGGTCTCTAAATTTAACTGAAATGGTTTCCCATTCAAATTTACTAGCAACATAAGTTTTAGTATTTAAGAAAGGAATATCTTTAGCCTCAATTTTAATACTAGGTCTTGATGCACTTTCAACATACCAAGAGTTTATACCCAATGAAGTTGGGAAAGTCAATATAAATCGGTTCGCTCTTTTCGGTTCATACTGAAAGGGCATTTTCATTAACAAATCAGCCATTATCTAAATTTTTTGTTTTTTTTTATTTTATTAATAAATATCTAGTGTTTAAATTTTTTTCTATTTACTTTCGTCCACAAATAAAATATTCTTATACTAGAACATTACTTATATAAATATATTATACTTCAGTTTTTATATCTCCTTTAGTTAAATATGTTCTTACTGGTCCTTCTGGATATTCTTTTTCTAAAAATCCTTTCATTTTCTCAATATTTCTTGGATCGTCATCTGAAAAACCAATCTTTGGTGTAAATTCTTGGTTGGTCATATCATTTTTAAATAATGCTCGTTTTCCAATCTCTTGAGCCATTTCTTGACAATATGTAATGAACTTTCTCATTGCAACTATTTTTAATTCTTCAGGATTCGCAGCACTACCTTGACCATAGGTTACAGGTTCAAAACGACACATTTCTAAATATTCGTCTATTATTTCTTTATTTGAAAATCTTAATGAAGTTGATTGTTCATAAACGGTATCTACACCAAATTCCCTATATTTTTTAAGGTTTTCTACAAGTGTTTTACTATTAATCCCATTATGGTTACCCACAATAAAATTATAGACAGCTTCTTTTAATGACTCAGGATTATGTCCTCTGGCGGTGATGATAGCAAATATTGAACCACCATTAATACATTCCACAAAATCGTTCCAAGAAGGTCCTAAATTGGCCGTCATAGAGTCTAAAACAAAACGTTTGTTACCTTGGACTCCAAAATATCTAAATGGGTCAGGGGCGTAACCAACAATTGTTGTACCTTTAAAACTAAATGGTTCTGTACCTAACTGATGTCTATGTTCTGCAAATTCTTCTGTCGACATCCCAACCTCTTCTTCGTTTTCAGACATAACCATAATCTTGGTTGGCATAAATACAATATTATCATCCCAATCGAATGCGTAATATTTTGTATCAGGAGTACCTGATTCATCTATCCCCTCATTTAAATTTTTCTTACCTAAATAAGAGTAAACATGTTTTCTAATATTCATTATTTTTTAATTACTTCCAATAATTTTTCTAATTGTTTCTCAGTTAAAATGATATTTTGTTTCACGTTAGAATAACTTCCATACCCTTTTTTTTGGTCACCAACCGATTCTTTAATGATTTTTTTCTCTATTTTCATAATAGTATTTTACTATAAATATATAATGGGGGATATTTCTACCCCCCATTACACTTTTTTATTGTTTTAATTATACGTCATCAAAAGATGCTCCCGTCGGAGTAATCACGAACTCAATGTCGATATATTCTAACGCTCTTGTAGGTTTTAAGAATATTTTACCTGTTAAAGTGTTTGAATCTAAATCTTCAGGAGTGTTAGATACTGTTACACGGAAATCAATTAAACCTCTATCTCTTCTTATTTGGTCTAAGATTGGGTTAACTGAATCTAAGAAGTCTTGTCTTACTTTGTCGTCATTTTGTTCAAACAATAATCTAATCGCAACTGCTGAGATTAATTTACGAGCTTGTAACAACAATCTTCTTACGTTGATTCTGTCAAGTGCAGACTCTCTAACTTGCATTGTTTTGTTACCCCAAATTACTGTACCGACATCAGAGAAGGTTGCGATTGGGTTAAGTCTTCCTTTGTATAGAGTATCTCTATCTTCTTGAGTCAACTTTCTTCTCGCTTTAATTGAATTAACTAAACCTCTTGTATAACCTGCAGATGCAAACCAAGGGAACGCTATATTATCAGTTAACGCTAAGTTTTTAACAACTTCAGCCGTTGGAGGTAAATATATTTGTGTATTATTAACACTATCTCTTGTTAACACCCATGGGTAGTAAGATGCTGTATAGTTAGAATCTATTCCAGTTTCTTCTAAATTATCTACTGCCTCTTGTGGGTAAATTAAACCTTCAGTAACATCATTCCATGATGGCAAGAACATATTGAAGTCAGGTGTTGTACAGATATAAATTGAATCTGCTCTGTCTGATTCAATTAAATCAATTGCATCCTCAACCAAGTTTGAGTTATTAACATAATCAATACCAGGGGTAACGAATATATTAATGTTAACCGCTTCAGGGTTGTTAAATGTATTTTGACCCCATTTGTATGCGTAGTAGTCAGTATTAGCCCAAGTTTCTTGGTTAGGTCCAGTGATTTGTTTAAATGCTCCCCATCCTGATGCTGTAGGATATGTTGTTGATGGTGCCGCTCCGTATTTGTATCCTGTTTGACCAAGAGCATAAGTATCACCATTAGTTCTATATTCTCTATAGATATCCCATCCGTCAAAACCACCCGCAGGGTACAATGTAAACTTACGTGTGTTTAATCTGTAGTATGGATTATCAGCGTCTAAAGGTTCAGAATTAAATGATCCAACACCTACCTCAAATGCAGATTGTCCAGAAGTCACATAACCAGGACCTACAGTAACAATAGTCGCTCCACTATCCATGTGGAATCCTTTAACTTGGTAACCCCATGAAGGTCCCGTAGTATCGGTTTCAATGTTTGTAGGAACTTGTTTTCCTTTATAATCAAAGAAATCGTAATCAACACCACTAATATTAGATATACCTAAGTAAGCCTTTCTTGGGTTTTCACCATTTGAAATTACCGCATTGTCACCACCATTTGTAGAACCAAAAGGAGGGTTATATACAACTTCACCTGGTTTAAGGTATTTAGTTTTATAAACAATGAATGGAGGTGTCGCATTTGCGTATTCTCTCATAACGTAACCCTCAAACCCACAAGGTAATGCATCTATAGGAGCTTCGTCACCCATTTCTAACATTACATATTTAGAATTTAAATTGTATTCTCCATTTGACGTACCAATTTTATTAGCCACATAATTGTTTAAAGTAGGGTCTAATGAACAATTAGTGAAACTTTCAATAACTCTTACATTTTGGTCGTTATCATAAAAATCTCTAATAAATACGTCGAATGTACCGTTATTAAATGATATATTACCAATTGATATTTTAACCAATCTGTTAGCGGCATTACCGTCAGAAATAAGTTTAAATTTAAATAATTTATAAACTTTGTTACCTCTTAATTCCGAAACAATATAAGGGGTTTCAGGTGTTTGGTACTGTTCTAAATAGAAACCGATTGATTGGCTATTTAAGGATTTTGCAGAATTTAATTCAACTAAATCACATTTTAAACCTCTAATCTTATTTTGTCTATAACCGTTAAGTAATAAACTACTATAAACCTCTTCAACAAATAAAGGAACCTCAGTTCTATCTTTTGCAAAGTTACTTCTTCCAAATACCTTAGATAGGTATTGAGAGTCACTTGATGTCATAGATGTTTCAAAACTAAACGTATCACTATCTTTAGTTATTCCCGAAATTACAAAAGTAGCATAAGGGTTGCTTGATATTCCTGAGTAGTTACCCGTACAAACCATAGTCACATCAGATGTGCCCGTTACTTGATATAATGGTCCATGTTGTGATGATGAGAAATTTGTAATACCTCTAGATCTTAATGTTGCAACAACTAAATCGTCAAAATCTGTAGATGCCGATGCAGTAAATTTAGTAGCATTAATGGTAACGGTTCCTGAAAATACTCCTGGCGTTGGTGTTGTTGCAATTGTTGCAACCGCAGCACCAAAACTATAACCGTAATATGTTGTCATAG